CAATAACGGCCACACCGGGCCGTCCCTCGTTCACCATCACCAAGGAGTAATTGACATGGCATTCCTCGAAGAAACTTTTGTCGTCGACAACCTGCCGCAGCCTGAGCGCAGCTATGACCTGCTGCCTGAGGGGTGGTATGACGCCACGATCACGAAGGCCGATGTCGGTCAGACTAAGGCTGGCACCGGCACCAAGATCGATGTCCGCTACGACATCACTGGGCCGACGCAGCAGGGCCGGGTCATTTTCGGCAGCCTGAACATCCGCAACCCCAGCGTCGAGGCCGAACGCATCGGCCGTGAGCAGCTGGGCGAATTGATGCGCGCCATTGGCCTGCAACGGGTGCAGGATTCCGACGAGCTGATCGGCGGCAATGTCTGCATCAAGGTGCGCATCAAGAAGGCGAGCGCCAAGGACATCGCCAACGGTTACACGCAGGACCGTAATGAGATCGCGGGCTGGAAGGCGATCAGCGGCTCAACGCCGGCGATGCCGAAGGCGCCGCCAGCCAGCGCAAGTGCCAAGCCGCCTTGGGCTAAGTAAGTGAGTTTGTCCCCCCGGCCATTTGGGGTTGGAGCCGGGGGGACGCCTCAACCGCAGCAGCGAGAGACAGGCACATGAAATTGCCCGAACCGATAAATACCATACCGCACCTGATCGACCAATATCATAAATCGCAGAGCGAGAAGCCGCGCCCGCATTTGGGGTGCAGCCTGCTGGGCCACCCCTGCGATCGATGGCTGTGGCTGTCGTTCCGCTGGGCCGTAGTGGAGGCGTTCGAGGGACGCATCCTGCGCCTGTTCCGCCGCGGCCAGAACGAGGAGGCAGTCATCATACGTGACCTGCGCAACGTCGGGATAGACGTGCGATCCAGCCAGCAACGGGTCAATTTTGGCAGCCACGTCTCCGGCAGCCTAGACGGCGTCATTGAGAGCGGCGTGCCAGAGGCGCCGACAAAGCGCCACGTTGCCGAGTTCAAGACGCATTCGAAAAAGAGCTTTGATGACATGGCGGCCAAAGGCGTTGAGAAATCCAAGCCGATGCACTTCGTCCAGATGCAGGTCTACATGCACGGCACCAACATTGACCGCGCGCTCTATGTGGCGGTCTGCAAGGACGATGACCGGCTCCATATCGAGCGCATCAAGTATGATCGCGACGTTGCCACCAGAGCGGTGGAGCGCGGCCGGCGCATCGCACTGGCGGATCGCATGCCACCACCCATCAGCACCGATCCCAGCTGGTACCAGTGCCGCTTCTGCCCGGCGCATGAGGTGTGCCACAAATCACAGCCGACGAAGGAAGTGAATTGCCGCACATGTGCGCATGCGACGGCGAAGCCCGACAGCACTTGGCGCTGCGAGCGGCACGAAGCCGACAACATCCCGGTCGATTTCCAGCACACCGGCTGCGATGACCACATTATCCACCCTGATCTGGTGCCGTGGCCAATGATCCCCAGCGAGGACGGCCACAGCGTCATGTGGCGCATCGGCGATCGCGTGGTCGAGAACAGCGCGACTGCATACAAGAGCCGCGAGATACTGGCGAACCCTGCCGTGTGCGGGACCGAAGAAGTTGAGAATGTGAAGCGGGTGTTCCCTGAAGCGGAGGTAGTGGCGTGATGCTCCGTGACTATCAACAGCACACCATCGACCAGCTGTATGCGTGGTTCGCGGCGGGCAACGCCGGTAACCCGTGTCTGGTGCTGCCAACCGGTTCCGGCAAAAGCCACATCGTGGCAGCGCTGTGTAAAGATGCGCTTCAAAACTGGCCGGAGACGCGCGTCTTGATGCTGACCCACGTCAAGGAGCTTATCGAGCAGAATGCTGCCAAAATGCGCGAACATTGGCCTAACGCGCCGATGGGCATCTATTCCGCCGGGCTGCGAAGCAAGCGCCTCGGCGAGCCAATCACGTTCGCCGGCATTCAATCGGTGCGAAGCAGGGCGCAGCAACTGGGCCATGTTGATCTCGTCATTATCGATGAGTGCCATCTGGTGTCGCACAAAGACGAGGGCAGCTATCGTCACCTGCTGGCCGACCTCACCGCCATCAACCCGGCGCTGCGCGTCGTGGGCCTGACAGCCACGCCATACCGGCTGGGCCACGGGCTGATCACCGACGCACCAGCCCTGTTCCACGCCATGATCGAGCCGGTGTCGATCGCGGAACTGATCTACAAAGGGTTTCTCTCCACCCTGCGTAGCAAGCCCACCAATGCCACGTTTGACGTGAGCGGCGTCCACAAGCGGGGTGGAGAGTATATCGAGAGCGAGCTGCAGGCGGCGATCGATACCGACGAGAACAATATCGCCGTGGTTGACGAGGTGATCGATCGGGCGGAGGACCGCAAGGCGTGGCTGTTCTTCTGCGCCGGCGTCCACCATGCCGAGCAAATCGCCGCGCTGCTGAACCAACGCGGGATCCCGGCGGCTTGCGTGGTGGGTACAACACCAAAGGCCGATCGCGAGCAGATACTGGCGGATTTTAAGGCCGGCCGCTTGCGGGCGCTGACAAACGCAAACGTCCTCACGACCGGGTTCGACTATCCCGACATCGATCTGATTGCCATGCTGCGACCGACGATGAGCGCCAGCCTGTATGTCCAGATGGCTGGCCGCGGGATGCGCGTGAAGAGCCACACCGATCACTGCTTGGTGCTGGACTTTGCGGGGGTGGTGCAGGCGCATGGGCCGATCACCGCTGTGCAGCCGCCCAAAAAGGCAGGCAAGGGCAACGGCGAGGCACCGGTCAAGGTCTGCGACGCCTGCAATGAGCTGGTGCACATCAGCGCCAAGGTCTGCCCGACCTGTGATACGCCGTTCCCAGAACCCGAGAAGCCCAAGCTGGAGCTGCACCACGACGACATCATGGGCGTCGATGTGCAGGAGATGACGGTTACGGAGTGGAGGTGGCGCAAACACACGAGCCGCGCCAGTGGCAAGGAAATGCTGGCCGTGTCGTATTATGGCGGCCTGAGCGATCCGCTGGTCGAGGAATATTTTCCGGTTACGCACGGCGGCTACGCCGGTGAAAAGGCGGTGGCGACGCTTGGCATCATTGCCAGCAGTGCTGGCGCGCAGTTGAGGCAAGGCATCACGCTCGACGGCGCCGCTGCCGTGATGAATGCCTCAAGGCCGCCAGCGGACATCACATACAAACGCGATGGCAAATATCATCGCATCATCGGGAGACTGTGGGGATGAGTGATCCATTTAAGATAGAAGGGCCGGCCCTGATCTCGTTCAGCGGTGGCAGAACGAGCGCCTACATGCTGTGGCGCATCCTACAAGCCCACGGCGGCAGCCTGCCGGATGATGTGCATGTCACCTTCGCCAACACCGGCAAGGAGCGCGAGGAAACGCTGCGGTTCGTGCATGAGTGCGCAACCCGGTGGAACGTGCGCGTGCGGTGGTTGGAGTGGCGGCCAATGCCAGACCGCTTTGCAGAAGTCGGCTTCAATTCTGCAGACCGCGCTGGCACTCCGTTTGAGGGCTTGATTGCCCTTCGCGGCAGGCTCCCAAACCCATTGCAAAGGTTTTGCAGCCGGGAGTTGAAGGTTGAGCCAATTAAGGCATTTTGCCGGTCGTTGGGCTGGGAGCGTTGGGCAAATGTCATCGGCTTGCGCTATGATGAAAGCCGCCGCGTTCGCAATAAACTAAACGAAAATGAATCGGGCGGCCATCGCTGGAAAAGCGCCATGCCGTTGTTTGACGCGAAGGTGACGCGCGATGACGTGATGGAGTTTTGGTCTGAGCAAGACTTTGACCTTGGCTTGCAGCCATACGAAGGCAACTGCGATCTGTGTTTTCTTAAAGGCGCACGCATCCTGCAATCTATCATTCGCCGCGAACCATCGCGCGCGGATTGGTGGATAGCACAGGAAGCCGCCGGGCAACGTTTTGAGCGCGACCGCTCCTACGCCGGCCTGCTTGATGCTGTGCAGCGGCAGCCTTTGTTGCGGCTTCTAGACCCAGATCAGGAATACGATGCCGAATGCGGAACATGGTGTGGGAGTGAGCCATCATGAGCCAAGCCGCCAAACCCGCCGCGCTGATTGCTTGGGAATGCGGGCGCCCTAAACTATGTTGGGACTGCAACTATTTTCACCGGGAAACCAACCATTGCCACAAGCACGCCGCAACGCCGCCCGCCGAGTTCCAAGAGGCGCCAAGCGCCTGCCCAGACTGGCGGGAACACGATCCATACGATGTGCAGGCGAGGGAGGTGCCATTCTGAAGGAAACTTTCCCAACCGAGCATGAGGAGCAGTGTGATTTCGTGCGCTGGTTCCGGCGCAAGTTTGCGGACGTTCGCATATTTGCGATCCCCAACGGCGGCTATCGCTCTCAGACGGCCGGCGCCAAGCTCAAGGCCGAGGGCGTGGCGGCTGGCGTTCCCGATCTTTTCGTGCCGGCTTGGCGGCTATGGATCGAGATGAAGCGCCAGAAGGGCGGTCGCGTCTCGCCCGAGCAGACCGACTGGATCAAATATCTGGAAAGCCTCGGCCACACCTGCATCGTGTGCCCCGGCTCAGAGAATGCGCAAGCTCAGGTCGACGCATTCGCTGCCACGATAAAATAATTCGCGGCACTGCATTTTTCCTGTTGATCTTTAGGACCAATGGCCCCATAACAATCAGGCCAACGGGGCAGCGCCCCACCAAACGGGAGACAGAAGATGGCACTTTCTTTTCGAGTTCGCGACGATCTGGTCGATCTGGGTCGTGACGAAGACGGTTCGGTTATCGTGGGTCGTTCGTTTTACGTAGTGGCCGAGGACGCCGCCGGTCGTCGTTGGGCGCATGCGCATTCGTTTCTGGATCACGCCAAGCGTTACGACGAAGAAGAAGGCGCGTATTGGGCCCGTCGTTGGAACAACGAAGCTCAAGACGCAGTCGTTGCGCTTCTGGCGCGTATCGAAGCTCACGTTGCCGCCGGTGGCGCTCTTAACGAAGCTCATTGGGACGAGGTCGATCCGGGTTACGGTTCCGCCGCTTATCAGGAGCTGGACGCCGTTGGTTATTTCGCGGCTCGTGAGCGTCACGAGGATCGTCAGGCCGGTGAAGCGGTTCTTTTCGATCAGGTCTACGATTATCATTTCGCTTAACCACATCGGCGGGGTTTAGGCCCCGCCACCCTACCAATCGGGGCACTGCCCCACCAACTGGGAGACGACCAATGTACGCATGGCTCAAGGAAGACATCGCCAAGCAGGAATGGCGCGACGGCAAGCCGGCCGAGACCGCCGGCCCACCGCAGGCGCTCTGCCCGACGACGCGCTCAATCAGCAGCGCCGCGTGGGCCCTGCTCCACCCCACGTCCGACTGGCTGCAGTGGGGGCCGCGTGAGGCCGCCCGCCGCGAGGCCATCGCTGCCTGCCGCAGCATCAGCCGCATCGCCGCGCAGGTGGCGGCATGATCACCCCCACCCTCAACATCAACGGCAGCAGCCTGACCGATCTCACCCACCCGCGCATCGCCGCCTACGACGCCCTGCAGGCCGCCATCAAGGCGCTGCAGCAGGTGACGCCCAACGGCCGGGATTACCCCGGCGACAACGACCAGTGCGTGGCAGATCGGCAGGCGCACTACGACCGCCTCGCGGCACTTCAGGCCATCGCGAACGAGATCGTCGCCGAGGCCGTCCTCATCAAGGAGCAGATCAAATGAAGCACACGCCGGTGGCGCGATATGCTGACCTGCTGGCCGCTCTGCAGGAGTGCGCCGACTATCTTGACCGCTACGCAGACGTGATCGACGGCGACGACGGCCAGCCCGAGGCGAACGATGCCTTGCGCCTGCTGGCCTACGTGGACGACATCATCGCCGCTGCAAAGGGAGACGACCAATGACTAACCGCATAGCCATCATTATCATCTGCACCCTCGGCGTCGTCCTCGGCCTGACCCTGTGGGTGTGCGCGTGGGAAAAGAAGGCCCGCCAGCGCGCCGAGGCTTACTGTCAGGACCACCAGATGGTGCTGGTGGACACACCCGCAGGCGAGCGCTGCGCACCCCTCTGGGCACTGGAAAGGACATCACGATGACAAGTAACAACTGGCTGGCTCTGGCCATCCTCGCCCTCATGGGCACGGCCGCCTACATCATCATCCGGCAGCCGCCCATCACCCTCGAAGACTTTGAGGACATCGACTGGTGACTACAGACATCCGACTTAACGCGCTGATCCGCGCCCTCGACGAGCGACTGAAGACGGTCAGCATCGATCAGGTTGAGCTAAGCGTCCGCACATTGAATGCGCTCAGGAACTGCGGCGTGCGTACCCTGCACGAGGCTCAGATGGCGCTGATCAACCGCCAACTGCACAGGCAGCCCGGCATCGGCCGCAAGGCCGTCCAAGAGGTCGAGGAGATCATCTTCAACGTCACCGCCGCCCTGCCGCCACCGGCCGAAGTGGCAAGGCAACAGCGCCGCCTTGAGCTCAACAGCCTGCTGCTGGCCTACGAGAGCCACGTTCTTGCGCTGTACACCTACCAGAGCGCCGAGGAGCGCGGGGACGACTTTGCCGATCTTGGAGGTTCAACCGCCAAACGCAAAGTGGCAATTCATAAAGTTCGCGAACTGATCCTCGCGTTTGCAGACAGGGACTAAGCCATGATCCGCAAGGCAATCATAAAAGATGGTCGCTTCTGGTGGCTATACCCCGAGACGGGGCGCCTAGAACGTATCTACATCAATGAGCGCATCCGGGCGCACCTGTCCCAGATGAAGGCCGTGGAGGCGCGCCTTGAGGCGGAGCAGTCCACGAAGCGCACCTACCACCCGCCACGGCCGCCGGGCACTAAACCGACGCTACCTCCAGTTGGTGGGCAGCACAACGGCCTGACGCTCAGCGAACTTGCACATCAATACGGCTGGGGGTCAGTGCCGCGTTTCACGACCGCCTTGAAAGCGCATCGACCCGAAATCTACAATGACGCCCGAGCCGTAGGTCGCGGTCGTTCCAATTTCAACCTAACGGGCAAACAATCAGCAACAGGAGGGACCAATGAGCATCAGTGACATCATCAACCCGTGGGGCGCACTGCGCGAGGCTCGCTGGCTCTCCGCCAGCCAGCAGCGCGAGATCGAGGCCCTGTACGTCAAGCTCGGCGAGGCCGAGACCAAAGCCTCCGAGGCGGCGACCAATGAACTGGTCATCCGCGTCCTGCGCTCCAAGCTCGAACGGCTGGAAGACACCCTCAAGCAGGCCTTCTTCCGCGACCCCAAGACTGGCCGCTTCAGCCGCAAGGGCGTGCGCAAATGATCGCCGAGGCACGCGAGGCCTTCGCCCAGCGCGATCGGCTGCAGGCTGAACTGGACGCCGTCAACGACCGGCTGGCCAAACTGAAATCGCAGTACATGGAACGCACCCACATCTGGGGTATCCGTGACGAGCGGTTTCGGTTCGAGATCAACAAAATGGAAGACGCATGAGTAGCTCAAGCGCGTCCCTGCCGCGCCACTACTACGTCTGGGTTGATCGATCGTTCATCCGCGAGGGTGCCAGCGGCTGGGAGCCGGCTATTTGGTTTGGTTTGCATAGCCACCCCAACCGCGCGTGGGGCTGCCATGTCATGCTGGAGTGCGGTGCATTCTATCGTGGCCTGCCGCCCCACGC